GAATACCTACCTTTGGTTGTTCTAAACGAATTGCGAATGCAAGTGTTGCTGGTCTTCCAGGAATGTATCTCATTACATTCTTGGTCTGTCTGATGATTTTACTTCCTGCAGTAGAACCAACTTGCATGATTACATTACTAGCAGAAACATTATGAGTTGCAGTTCCAACTCCAACGATTCTCTCATCCCAAACATCAGTCTCTTTACCATACTGGAAGGTATTAAAGAAAACTGTTTGGAACGGAGCAACTTTTAATCTGTTGTTATTAGAAAACTGAGGTCTCCAGTCTGTCTGGTTTCCCCAATGGTCTGCAATCTGAAAAACTTCAAAAAGACTTCTTTCTTGATTTAGAAAGTCCTGAGTATTCTTATTCCACTGTGCCATTACTAATCAGTCCAAGTTAATCTTTCTGGTTGATATCTTTGTGCTTTTCTTACTTTTAACGAATTCTCAGTTATTGGATAAATGTTATGAACAATTGCTCCAGGATACTCTCCTTGAAGTTGTTCTGCTAATTTATTTTTATCTAACATCTTTCCTTCTACTTCCATTCGATATAGTTTTCCTTCCCAAACTACATCCGCAAGAAATGATTCACCAACTGGTTCTGATTGATTTTCAGAACCGTTGATGTAAAGATTTCCATTGAAATCACCAGCAATATTAATAGATTCGGAAATAAATTGTCTGTATGATTTCATTTTAATAACTCACTCCTCTTCCGTATCTGATTCTAAATCAAACATTCCCGATACAACGGCAGGTCTTACAGTCTCAATTTTTTCAACTGCTTTTTGCATTAAAAGTTCTTTAATTTTATCAGTAATTTCTGTTGGAGATTGCTCTGATGCAATCATATCGATTAAATTGTCACTCATAGGATTAATTATAGACTTAAATTATTTATATTTGTCCTGCTTCTGGTTCCATCACTGTGTTTCCCATAGCAGAACTTGCTGGTTGTTCAGGTTGAGGTGCCCCCATAGGTTGTTCTTGGGGGGCAGTCATTTCTTGCTGCATTGCATTTGGATCTGGCAAGATACCTTTCTTTATTTCAGTTTTAATTTGCTTATCAATGTCAATAATATCTCCATCAGTCTGCTTCAAAATCTTAGTTCTAACATACTGAACCGAGAAGTATCTCCCAAGATAAGGTTCCATTGCTGCAACTACAGCAAGTTTATCATTCATCAACTCACTTTCTTTTAATTCAGCAAAGTGATTATCGTAAAGGAAATCATATTGGATGTGATCTGAAAGAGTGTTCCAATCTTCTGGAGTTACTATGTTTTTGAGAATTAACTGAGTTCTTAAAATATCATTGAATAAGTTTGCAAACCTTTTTCTCAATCTTCCAACAAACTTTGTAAACCTTACCTCGTCCCTTAAAATTTCTGATGAACGACCTAAACTAAATCCACCACTAGAATTGGTTCTTGTTTCTGGAACATTTAATGATCTGAATAATTTTTTCTGGAAGTATTCAATATCTGCAAGTTCTCCGAGATTTTGACCACCAGGAAGAGTGGTGATTTCAGTTCCTCTACCACCTTCACGACGGGGGAGCCAAAAATCTTCAAGCATTGCCATGTATTTTCTATCATCACGAATCTCTCCAGTATCTGCGTTATAGACAAGTTTATTTCTATAACGATTCATTACATCACGAAGATATTGCTCTGCCTTAATTTTTGGAAGATTGCCAACATCAATGTAAAAAATACGACGTTCGGGAGCACGAGACAATCTGTAAATAACCAGAGAGTCCTCAATCATTCTTAATTGATTGAGTGCCTTGATTGCTTTATGTAAGTATGACAATACAGTTTGTCTATTTCTATCGACTAATCCAGAGGTAATATAAGTTATTGAATCTTTCGATAGTCTTACCATTCTGGCATCATTTTTATATGCCCCTGATGCACCTGGGTTTGAACCAGTTTGCAAAGCAGCATTTGGGTTATAAACGTAAAATTCATCTATCTCTGGATTGGTAAAATCAATACTATTATCTTTGTTTATAATATTATTAAGTGTTCCAGTTAATGTCTGCTTGTCATTCTTTAATTTTCGTATTAAACGAATTTTTAATGGGTCAATATATCTTATATCTTTAATTCCTTCTGATGGTTTGGTTACATCGATTACTTTATGGTAATACAGTCTTCCATCAATATACCAATTCCTAAAAATTTCATGGGCTTTCTTATCGAAATCCATGACTTCTTTAATATATTTAAATTCTTCTCTAATTGCTTCTTTGAGTTTATCTGATGCAGGAAGATTTGAAAGTTCTATTTCTACGGGAGAATCATTCAAATCCGAAACAATTGCCTCATCTACAATATCTTCAATGGCACTATCACACTCTGGGTGAAGTGCCATTTCACGATATCTTCTTACTAAATCTTGCTCATTTTTATATACACCTTCAATGTCTACATACTGACCATAAAATCCACTGGAAATATAATAATCAGATTTGTCTTCATCATTTTGAGGAACAGGGGAAAGAATCTTATCGGATTCATCTCTCCCCTTATCCTCAAATTTGTAACCAAATAATTTAGGCATTTTTCAAAAAATAGACGTTTTTAGTATTTATATTACTTCAGAAGGTCTCTTGATTTCCTAAAATACTATCCTGAGATGAACCCTCCAATGAATCGTACCATTGAACTTGTAAGTCAACGGTAAATTCTTCAATAGAATCTGCACTATCATATGAAAGCTCAATTGCACTAACTGCTGTTGGGAAACAACCATAGAATCTATATGACTTCAAAACTGGAATAGCATCACTTGTTGACGGAAGTGTTCCAGCAGATGAACTTGGTGCAATAACTCCTCTTCCTAATTGGTGTACTTTCATTTCAGTCTGATATGCAGCAGGTGTAATGACACCAGCATTATCATCATGCCTATTCATGAAGTTCATCCACTTCTCAAATGCATCTCTAATCTTAAAGTTAGTATCATTAATTACGGTGATTGACCATGGATCGAATGTTCTATCTCCAGCAATTTTTAAATTTCTTCCTCTGAAAGGAATATCAATTACATTAATGTTTGATGCTGGAAGACTTGCTGCTTTGATCATAAATCTGTAATCATCGTCTGTTACGATGCCGAGTCCTGCAGGAAAACTAAGTTCGCATTCAAAAAGATTCGGTCTTGCTCCACCACCAACTAATCTGGATTTGAAGTCACTTACTGTTCTTTGAGTGTAACTTGGTAAATTATTAGTGTTTGAATTTGACATTTTTAGATACCTCTATGAAATTAAACAGTTCCGACTACTTCGGAGAAGCTGACGCCAGTGCGGGTGGCAACAAATGTCAAACCAATAAAGTTAATTGACCTTGCTGGTTTTACAAAAATGTCTGCTTTGAATTGGTTTGAGTCAATAACATCTGGAGTATTATTTGACTCATCACAAATAACTACAAATTCTGATACTCCTCTCTTTGCTTTTACATCACGTAGGTAAGGCTCAACAATATTTACAAAGTTTGTTCTTGTGATTAAATCATTAAATTCAAATAATTGTGCTCTTGCTGCCTTTTCAATTGCTTTTTCTAGAGTCAAGAATAAACGACGGACGTTAATTCTATCAAATGCAGATGGATATCCAAGTGCAGTCTTATCACCGAATAAAATGATTCCAGAACCAGGGGAAGCAATCACTGGATTTACTCTCTTGGAGTAAAGAAGATCTCTTTGAGTTTGTGATGGATTATATGCTAACTTAATGGCATTATTTAAAGAACCTCTTACAGAACCTGCAGGAGAGAACCAAGGATAATTCAGATTTGATGTTCTTGCCATCAATCCAGCAATATCCGCATTTGTTGCAAGATATAAAAACTTATTATTAAATCTATCTAAAGTATACTTAAATCCAGTATCAAAAACTGCATATGATGAAGAAGTTAATGGTTCAAAGAATTCAATTATCTTATTTGTTTGAGTTGTCGAATTTGATGATGTTACTACATCTTCCTTGTGTGGGGAAATGCAAGCAATACAATCTTTTCTATCTTCTGCAATTGCAATCAATGCGTTTGCTTTTGCTTGAGATTCATAAATTGTAGTTCCGCCTGATGGACCTTGAATGAGGAAATCAACCGCATATTCTGCTGGATTTTCAAATTTCTTATAAGCAGAAATAATAGATGATAGAGTTGCAGACATTCCACCAGAATTGGAATAGTCCAAACCAGAAGTTAACGTGTATGATTTGTTTCCAGCAACACTAAATTTGGTTGATTGGGCATTTGTTCCAACTGTACCAAGTTCCAAAGTAAATGCCTTAACATTTGTGCTATTTGGAATTAAGCTAGAAGATATATTTGTTCTAATAGCACCAGCATAAATGTTTTGGGAATTATTTGAAATATAATTTTTATAGTAAATTGCTTGAGATGGACTAATCTTAGCATCTAGTGCTTTAGATAAGAAAGTATACTTTTCAATGATATTGACAGCAGTTCCAGTTAGTTTTCCACTGTCATCAACAACCACAATATGGATGTGATCATTTTTTGAATTTCTTTCTAATGCATATTGTGATGTGGATGGTTTTGGTGCAATGGACTTCCAATAAATGGTTGCATTTGATAGACCAAGTGTTTGTTGGTCATACCAATCCTGTGTTCCTAATCCAGTTGAGAATGATGCTGTAGTAATACCAGCAGAAGTAACAATATTTACATCTTGTGTACTTGCAAATGAGTAACTATTTGTATCGTCTCCTGGATTCTTATATTCAATAGACTCCGATACATTACTGAGGTTTACTCTATCTGTAATCTTTACACTGATTTGTTCTCTTCCAACTTGAGTGATTACACCTCTGATGAATCCTTCAAATGTATTTACAACACCGTTGCTAGCATACTGTGCAGAAACTCTTTGAGTTACAGCATAACCAACCTGAACATCAGTTGCTACGGTTACTGTATCTACTTGTGTGAAAGTAAATGAAGCACCAGTTTGAACTGAAGTATTTGTTGAATTGCTGCTAAGTGTTATTGAACTGCTTCCTATTGATGCAATATTTGTCAGAGATGGGAAAAATGCAGTATCAATTCTATTTCCAACAACCAAAGAAGAGGTTGTTATTCCAGTAATTAAATTTGTAGTGATGCCTAGATTTCCAGTTTTTGTTGCAACGTTGGTTACTACTGTAGTTTGCTTTGCAGTAGTTCCAATTCCAGTAATAATTTGGTCGGCAAATGCATCAATTGTACAAATCTTTAGATTATTTGCCCAAGTTCCTGGTGTCTTTGCTGCATACTCCCAGTTTGTATCATTAATATTATTGTTATTATAATCTTCGTCTGATTCTATCTTTAGTGATGTAAGTGAATCTGTATTTGCTGTATTAAGAGTTGGTCCATCTGCTCTAACAACCCTTAGAACACCACCATAGGACAAGAATGATGATGCTGATAACCAATACTCATTTTGCCCATCTGCTTCTAATGGTTTTCCGAAAACATTAAGCAAATCCTGCTCTGTTTCTACTAGCACTGGAATACCAATTGGTCCCTTTTCAAAAGGACCAGCAAATGCACCAACTTGGTCGGTAACTGCATCAATTCTGCCAACAGTTAAGTCAACTTCTCTTATTTTTACCCCAGGTGATACTAAATTTAACGCCATTTGTTTCCCCTCTTAAAGAAGTTCATTTAGTCTAAAAGTATTTATTATTTGATAACTTTATATTGGGGAAACTGCCAGTGAACAAATTACCAGTCTGGGTATTCCCATTTATCTGCTATTTTATGTGAGATTTTTCTATTTTCCTGTATTCTTTTTATGGTACATGATTTGCATTCATAAGAATATGCGGATGGGATACTTCCTCTGCCTTTACGAGTCAAGTAAAAACCATCAATTAAATCTTTAGTTTCTTTGCAGACCCTACAAGTTCTTTCAGTTAAAAACAGATACTCTCGTTCAAACTGCTCTTCTATATCCATTATCTGTAATCCCACATGTATGCCATATCTCCATATTCATCAAGATGCCATCTATCTCCATCTTTATCTACAAAACTAGTTTCCATTTCTGTTAATCCATCAGATATAAAACCAAATGGGGACATATCCTGCTCAATTTGATTTTTCTGCTCTTCATAAATTCTCTTACGAATATCATTATCGGTCATTTCCTTAAAATAAGGTTGAACGATTAGCCAAGAGAAAATAACCAGGCACATTGCAAGGTCATCATTGCAACCATCTTCTGCCTCGAATGATTGATTGCGTTGGATGAATGTGGTTAATTCACTGATAACATCATAATCTTTAATTATCACCTTATCGTCTTCTACTATAGTCTTAAGGTTCGAACACCCAACCTTTTTGACATTCTTAGACATCTTCACACCAAGTTGAGATTTCTTTCCAGAAAATCCTTGACCAACTAATTGTCCTGCACGACCTCTCATCGCACACATTAAAAGATTGCTATATTCTAAATCAAAATGAAGCATATTGGAAACTTGTTCACCAATATCATTCACTTCAACAAGAACATAAGAATAGTTGTATGCTCTTCCTACTTTATCAATAATTGAAGGGAATAGAATTGGTTTTATATCATTATCCCTATATTTTGCTACTAGTTTATATGGGAAAGAAGTAATATCAACAACAACAAAAGCAGAATAATCTTTTCCTGTTCCTCTAGCAACGTCAACTGTCATCATATAAGTATGGTCTTTCTCTGGATGCTCGTAAACATCAAGACCTTTATTTGAAGTTAATGGGTCTTCATAGACCATTGAACGAAGTTTTGATGGTGCAATCAAAGTATCAACTGAACCCAGGAATTCGCATTCAAACTCCTGAGTAAACTGACGTTCAGAAGTGTTCCTGATAGTTTCTTCTTTCCAGGCAGCATCTCTACCAGGAACAGCACTCCAGTGAACTTCTAGTGGAATATAACCATTTCTTCCCCTCTCTGCATCATGCCAGAGTTTATAAAACATGTTCATCCCGTTAGGGGTTGAAATGATTATAACTTTAGTTGATTTACCAGAAGAAATGGTAGGATATACAGAACTAAAGAACTGTTCTGCAATGTGATTTGGAATGAACGCAAATTCGTCCAGGAAGA